GAACGCGATAGCGGCCAGGAACGCGAGCGCCGTGTCGATCATGCCGGTGCTCGTGTGGAACTCGGCGATCGCATCGGTAGCAAACGGTCGCTGATTTCGTGGATCTTTACGCGGCTGAGAATCATGTCGAGGGCGGACGGGACTCCCTCTGCCGGATTCGCATCGATGGATTCGACGCCGGCGAGGGGGCCGCCGCGATCCCATACACCCGGGCCGATCAGGATGGCGAGGTGATCGACCAGCCCGGGCTTGTCCTCGATCAGCACTTTTGATCCGTCGCCGAGCTTGTACGAATCACCGCCAGTAGAAACACTAGGCGATGTTGACATCTCCTCGCGTTCGAGGAGCCTTGCCGCGTCCTCATCGAGAATCTTGGCAATGCCCCAGACTTCCTTTTCCTCTGGCTTCTGGTACGGCACAAAGATCGTGCCGACAATGCGATTGTGCAATTCATCCGCGTCCAGCAGCGCTTTCTTGGGGTGCTCGAAGATCACCGGCAGTCCGGAGCAGCGTTCCAAGAATTCTGGCGTCATGTAGATGGCGGGATCGCGCCACACGTGCTCATCGAGGGACGGTCGATAGCTGGCACCGGTGCCGGTGATTCGCAGCGCGATCAGAAGCAAATTGCCGTAACGTTGCGGGCTGGTGAGTTCGCCCGCGATGATGGCCTTGGCGATGCCGAGTTCGTCCAGGGCGAAGCGACTGAGCGCGATAGGTACGCCTGGATGCAGCAGTGAGGAGGTCGCGGCAAAGTCCAGGCCGACCCAGGTACAAGCATCGTGGGCGTTCAGGGTGGGTTCAAATTCCTCGGTATCGGCGAGGAACGTGGTGAAGTCCACGCCACCCTGCGCCCGACGAGTCCAGGGCGTCAACTTCCCATCGAATGGAACTCCTGTTTCTTCGAGAGCCTCACGCCGGGCGGCTTCCTCGGCGGTCTCGCCTTCCTCGATACGGCCGCCAGGGAACGCCCACCCTTGGCCGTCTGTGCGGCGCATCAGCAACACCTTGGCACCGGGGGCAAGGAACAGGACGCCCGCTGCTTTGATCAGGTCGCCAGACACGGCTTAGCTCCTACCAATGAAGGAGGCGGCGCTCTCGTGCGCCAGACGATCCGCCACGCAGCGCTGGAGATCTCCGGAAGTGGATGATGCGCCGCCGCGAATTTTCGGGGTTTGTATGATCTCGACGTACTCGCCGAATAATCGCCGCCCGCCGGACGATGAGGCGGCGGGACTCTAGGACACGAAATCATCTCAACCGCTGCGCGCTCGGTTAGCAAGGTCGGGGTTGATCCGGCCGAACCGCGCCGCCCCTCCCGAGAACGGCGCCCATGCGACCAGGGGATCGCCAACCCATTTCGTGATGAGGTGACCGGAGTCTGCCCGGGTTACCACCTTGCGCAGCGGCGCGTCGGCCGTGTAGCTGGTGTTGGACGCCGCGATGGCATCTTTGATGATCATGTCTTCAATCACCGAGAATGCTGCGTCATCGCCGACTAGTGCCAGCGCTGAGTCCTTGTAGGTTCTGCTGTGCTGCTTGAGTGGATTGAGCAGCCGCTCTCGGAAATCTCTCAATGTTTCGCCGTGAAGCGCATGAGGCGCCTGCTTACTCCACGCCTGATACGCGGCATCGGCTCTCATCTGAGCCGCCGCGAATTTCCCGCGATCGGCTTCAGTGGCGGTTGCGCGCTCGGCATCTGCCCTAGCCTTTAGCTCGTCCTCTGCCTTTTCGGCATCTTTGCGCGCGGTCTCGGTGCCCAGGCCGCCAACCGTCGATTCCATGGCGTCCATTCGGGCGCACAAGGCGTCGTGCTTGGTGTGCAGGCTGTCGAGGTGACCAAGAATCTTATCTAGTTTGTCGCTGTCGTCTTTCGGGTTCGTGTCCATGTTTAATTAATTGCCTCATGAGGTTTTGGGGACTGCTGCTGCAAGTAGATATCGCGCCACCGTTCGAACTCGATGCGATCAGCATCGGACTGGTCGCGCGCTTGGTTGGTGATGCGCAATAGTTCGAGATCCTGTGCAAAAAGTTCCGGAATGCGTTCAACGAAATCGAGCATTACCAGCACCGATCTCTCGACCAGGGCGAGGCGCTGCTCAAGATCTTTCGTCGTCGTCGTCGCCATGACCCCATTGACACGCATCGCCAGGCGCTTGGAACCCGTCCCGCGCGGGGGTGGGGGACCTTTGGGGACACTTCGATTTCGGGGGACACTTCCGCGCAGGAGCTGCAGATCGCGCTTCAAAGAGCGCAGACTGATGTCCAGGCCGAGCAGCTGATGCAGCTCCCGCAGCGCGGGCCGCTGATCTGCCTGCGTTTTTGAGACTAACAACTCACGGATGCGGGCGCGGCGGGCGGAGGCGGCGCGGGCTCGGGTTAGAGCGGGTTTGGCTGTGTCCATATGCGTTCCTCAGTTGTTATCAAGAGCCAACAGGACGCCGAGCGCAAAGGCGCTCACCAGCTCCTGTGGTGTATCTTTGCCAGGTAGGTAGGCCCAGTAATTGATTCGAGAAATGATTGGCCGTGATGTTCCGGTGCGTGATCTGGCGCGTGTACGCTGGACGCGCCAGCTTGACAAGGCGACCACCGTTGACGAGCGCACGAATCTTCGCGGTGCGATCCATCAGCGTCACCGGCAAACTCTCACGCTCCACCGAGCGGAGGTCCCTATTCGTGAGCGCCCTCCGCTCGTAGAGGTCAGTAAATGCCAGTGTTACTGCTGCGTGCAGATCGCCTTCCTCGACCATCACGCAAATTCCGGACTCCAAGACGCTGTACTCCACCTGAAGCTCGTGTGCGCGTACGTAGACACCTTCGAGCCAATGGTTCGCGAGAATCTGATCCATTTCAATCAGGTCATAGTCGAACACCCTGCACGCGTAGCCGTAGTGGGGGGAGACGGCCCAGTGGATCACGCCAACCGCGGTGCCTGGCCGATCGCAGCAAGCTATCGTTACGAATAGTTGCTGGGGCTTGTCTGCTCCCGGGTCGAGCGGCTCGCCATTCACGAGCAATGCCGCGCGACTGAAGTACCCCCCGGCAGGTTGATTGCGAATCAAGGGCGCTAGCGCGTAACGAGTCGCATCGATTAGGTGATTATGTTTGTCGAGCACCTCGGGGAGCGGCGCTCCCGTCAATCGGTCGGTCTTGAACTGGTACCGCTGGCACTCATCGAGTAAATGAGTGCATGTGGGATGGAGGATGATGCGTAAGAACGAACGCAGATACGCGATCCCGTCGTTCACCGATCCGGGCCACTTCTCGACGCTGCGAGCGTTCGGTATTCCATTGCGCTGTAGATAGGAGGTGGATTCCGGGCGAGCGCTGTCGGCGTAAATGACGTGGCGGGAGATGCCCGGTATGGCGGTGTCCAATTCTCCCGGCAACGCATCGATCTCCGCTCCGAGCCGCCAATACTCGGCCGAGACATAGAGCGTCCTTGTTTCGTCGTCGATGTAACATCGAACTGCCGCCGAAGGGTCAGTTGAGAACCCGTAGTCCAGGCCGTGGTACGGACCCGCCCACCGTTCGTCTACCTCGAACTCTTCGACGAAATACTTGCCGCGCAGGATTTGGGCTTCCGAGACCTGGCGGAAGTTGCCCTCCCATATGTGGTCGTGCGCGTCGGGGTCCGTGGCGAGCAGCCATTTGCGCTCCAATTCAAGCTCGGGCGACAAGAACGGATTGTCCTCGTAGGTGACTTTGCGCACACAACTGTTCGGCCGCGGATTCTTCACAAACTCGGTCCACACCGGATCATCGACATTGACCGGGTTGAACGAGACGTAACACTGGATGCCGGTGTTGCGAATCACGGTCGGAATCAATTCCTCCAACGACCGATCGCTCACCGATTGGGCCTCTTCGAGCCAAAGGCGGTTGATGCCCTCGTAGCTTCGAATTTTGGAGTAGTTGAATCTCAATCCTTCGAAGATGAACTCGGTCGCGTTGTTCCCGATAATCCGGTCGGCCTGAATGTCGTAGAAGTCTTCGAGATCCAGCACGCGGATCTGATCCTTCAGCAGCCGGTAGGCCGACTCGCGGATGCTGCCCTGAATTTCGCGACAACAGAGGATACGCAGCGGCTGCTCGTACCCCTGCATCAGCAGCACGCGGGCGATGGACCAGGACTTCGCGGACGCGCGCCCGCCGTACCAGATGTGCCAGGTCAATATCTGCGCAAGGTCTTGGAAGGCCGGTGGAACGAGATTCTCACGCGAGCGGGTAAGGTCTCCGAGCAGACGGCGATAGATGTCACCCACTGGCGTGACGCTCCTGTTCGATGAGTAGGGACGTTCGCGTGGGCGTCGGTTCGGGGGTGGGCTCGGAATCGAGGCGCTTCAGCATTGCGAACAGCGCTGGGCGGACCTCGGGGTGTTCGCGGATGAGTTGCAGCAATCCATCACGCAGCCGCAGGTATTCGGGCGATGCGTGCAGGGTGTTATTGATTGTGGTGTTCTGCACCAGGGGGCTGGCGATAAGCTGACCGGTTAACTTTGCAACCTGCCCCAGGTTCTCGTGCAAGCGGCCCGCGATCATCGCCCCGGTGGTGCCGTCGCCCGCCGACAAGGCGGTGTCATAGAGCGCCCACAAGCCCGCTCGTACACTCTTGAGAGAATCGAGCACACTTTCTGCTTCGTCACCGACTCGGGCCGCAAGTGCCGATCGTTTGACGGGGCCGAGTATTAGATTTGCCTTGCGCTCGCTCCCCACATGTGAAAGGTAGTGCTTTCGGAGCGGCCCATAGCTCATGTTGAGCTTGCGAGAAACTGCCTTGATGTTGGCCCCACCTGCGATCAGCAGCTCCGCGCGGTTTTCGATCTACGTGGTCGCAGATCGAGCAACGCTTGGATGGCGCGTCGCGAAGCGGATTTTTTGCGTCCTTGGGCTGCTTGGCCAAAATCGGGGGTCCAATCTCGTGAAAGGGAAATATCGGTTACTGTTTCCCTTTGGATGATCACCCCGAGTGATCGGCCGAATACACTGGTGTGCGGTCGGGCCTATTCCCTCGCATGCTCGCGATGGATGCGGCGCAGGTGTTCGCCGATCTGCGCCTCACTGCGGCGAAGCTCGGGGGCCAGGAGTTGATTGATTTTCCCCCAAGTAAGAGGCCGGGCTAAGGGGTGCCGTGCGGCATCATCTCGGAGGACTCGTTCAATCGCGGCGCGAACCCGTTGCCCTTCGCGATAGGCGACTTTGTTGCGGGCGGCCATCAGGGGGCCGCCTCGGTGTGGCGGGTGATTGTTAGCGAAGACCCAGGCGGCGGGCGGCCTTCAACACGGAGGGGGCATGCCAGCGTCCGCCCATCAAGGATTTGATATTGCGATCGTTCAGGATCTGGGCGGCCTGCTTTAGTGACACGCCGCCTTTCAGGGCGAACTCGATGTGCGGTCGAGCCGATTCGGCTCGGGCATCGGCAGCGGCTTGTTTGGCGACCGCCGCCAGGGAGCGGATGGCTACTTGTGCAGCCCGAGTCTTGCCTGCCATTCCCAACTTCTTCGGTGATCGAGCCAGGGCGGCGCGCGTGCGCTCGGAGATTAATTCGCCTTCCTTCTCGGCAAGAGCGGCGTAAATCTGCAAGGTGAAGGGGTCGGCGTCGGGCAACATTGTCACGACAAACCGGACTCGCTCCTCCATCAATCCAGTGATGAAGTGAGAGTTTCGGGCGAGCCGGTCTAACTTCGCAACGATCAACGGCCCCTTGACTCGCTTGGCAGCGGCGAGTGCGGCTCTTAGCCCTGGGCGCTGATTCAAAGCATCCGCGCCTTTCCCGGTCTGAATGTCCTGGCGCCACTCGGTGATCGTGGTGCCGTGGGCGCTGGCGAAATCCTCGATTGCCTGTCGTTGAGCCAAGAGGCCCAGGCCAGAGCGCCCCTGCTCTTGGCTCGAAACCCGCATGTATCCGATAGCTGTCTTCATCGATGAGCCCTCCCAGGTGAGGACCCAGGATATCGCGGACCGAGGCAAAAATAACCGTATCTGAACGGTCGTTCAAATGTCGTAATGCCCTGGATTCCGCCTGATCTCCGGGGCCACCCCGCCAAACGATGACGTCGGCCGCAGGACATCGCCCAGGGGAGGCGAACGAGGGCGTGGTCGCGTGGTGGGAAGGGGTGCGGCCTCGGCGGGTCCTGGCGAATGGGGGGAGATCGCTCGGCCTCGAGCAAATCGCCAGGGGTGCCGTTACCGGCGAGCGGAGCGGTTGTGGCGGTTGTGCCGGGGCTGAGGGGCCCGCCCCGAGGGCTATAGCCAACCTAGGTTGGCACGGAGTCCCAACGTTGGCACCGCTGTGGCCCAGGGATTTATAGGGCTTAGCTCGCCTAGGCCACGTAGGCCACCAATTTGCCCCAACTCGCCATAAAGAGCGGTGCCCCCGAGCGATCTCATGCCCTTCTTTTATTTCATCAATAAAAGGTAGGAAAGGTTGGCAAGGTTGGCTAGACCCAGCGTTTTCCTGAGTCACAGCCGTGCCAACCTGGTGCCAACCTAGCCAACCTCGGGCTCCCATCGACGGCCACATTAGAAATCGCCCTCGGGCCGAAAAGCCCGTTCTGCGGCGCTGTCCTTCGTCCACTTGATGGGATGTCCGATCAATTTCACGAAGTGCTCGCGACATTCGTTCAGGGTCGGGAAGGTGTAATGCCATCGCTGCTTCTTGTCGATGAGGTAACGACGCTTGCTCATCCCCGGAACCAATCTTGTGAGCGTCATCCCGAGTTCGGTCGAGGTTCCCCGAAATCGTTCACCGCTGATCCCGGCCTCAGAGATGTAATCGTGCAGAATCTCATCGGTTGGAACGCTGTCTGCCCAGTGATCTGCACTCCCGGTCTGCGCCCCGGAATGGAGTCTCCCGTACCACCATTTTTGAATCGCTGTCATGGAGTGGAGTTGCTGTTCCCAGCGCGCCTGGGTCTCGGGGAGCCGTCGCAGGTCGAGTCCCTTGAGGTCGTAATTCATCAGGTAATGCAACAGCGCCTCTCGTCCTCCTTGCCTCATTTGATTGGCGATCGCCGAAAAGTAGGCGGTGTCCCTGAGATGGATATCGCTCACCTCGATCACGGCAAACCTTCGGTCGTCCATTCCTGCCGGGACCACCCATCCCTGGTTGCTGGCCATGATGACGCGCAGGTAGTTACGCACATAGATTAGGTCCTTCCCTTTGAATTCCAACGGCATGTGCGGCTCGGTGATCAGAGCCTTTAATGAACCCTCGCTTTGTTTATCACCGGCGTAGTACGCCTCATCGGCGAACAGCAGCAGCACGTTGGCCAGGTGAGCATTGAATTTTCCAACCAGTTGCCGGGATGCGTTGGCGTGGAAGAAGTGATTTCCGAATAACTCGCCAAACTCCCGAGCGAAGGTGCCCTTACCGGCGCCCTGTTTGCCCTTGAGTGTCAACACCACCCCTGGCCGACCGGTCGGGTTCTGAACAGCGTCAGCACACCAGCTTAATACGTAGTGAGTGAGTTTCTCATCGTTGGAGCAGATCACCTCTTCGACCATCTTCAAGAATAAGGAGCAATCTCCCTCGGCGGGCTCACATCCCCACCCTTGCCAAAGATTGTAGTATCCCGGCACCTCGCGCTTGGGGGTGAACACCACACCTTCGTACTGACGCCGAGCGGGCTGTCGCAACCACCAGGTGGCAGGATTCACTTTGCGGTGGCGCTGGTTCTCATGCAGTAGCTTGATATCGGTCGGAGTGGATAGGGAAAAACAAGGTCGTCCGTCCTCCGGATCGATGCTCTCTATCAACACCAGTGCGCGACCTTTCCAGTTGATCACTGCATACTTGGCATTCATCCGCTCGATGAGTTGCGCATCATCCGCTGCTTGGTCCCGGGTTAGACCTAACCAGTCCCTGAACTTCGCGACGAATTCCTTGCTGGTGAGTTTTTCCAGTTTCAGCCACCCAGGTACCCGTCCTTTCCCCTTTTTCCCGTCATCGGTTTTCTCCGACTCCAGAATCTTCGCAAAGCGCGAAACAGCCTTGAGTTTGTGCGCTGACTTCTTGTCCCCAGTTACATCGCAGACTGCGCGGATCAGATTTTCTACCATTTCCACCGGTGCGCCCTCGCGGAGCAACGCACCAGCGACAGCGGAGTTCAGGTTGTTGTGCGCCCCCTCGGTCCATCGCGTAGCCAACAGCGTAGCGGATGCCAGCGCCCCGGCTGCGCGCTTTAACTTCGCCCGTTCGATTCTTGTGGGGATACCCTCGCTGTCCCACTCTATATTTTCCCCAGTACCGTCATGAACCGACCCAGGGAAGACGGTGTATCCACCGTTCGCACGGTACTCGACGAACATCCCATGCGGGTTGGCGTCGAATGCTTCTGTGACTCCGCAATCATCGCTTATCTCATACAGACGGTGCGCCCGGCGGGTGCTCTTACGTCCGAATTCCAATTTCGTCGGCGGCAGAAATGCGTCGGCCATTGCCAGCGCCAGCGGGTGATCCAGATCGATATCGACCAGCCCACTGCTCTGCTTGCCAAGGATCACCGCGATATTTCGAGCGTCACCATTGAAATGTCTTGATGCGCTCTCGGTATCCATGGCCCATGTATCAAGGGGAGTGCCACTTGGCACAGCGGCTCTCTTACTCTTCGGATGGCACGGAATCGGCACCCATCCGCGCTTCATGTAAGTCAGAGCGATATCGGTGAGAACGCTCATCGCAACTCCCCCACGAACTCGATGTGCAGTACCGTCTTCTCATCGGTGTCCATGTATATGTATGCCGTGGCGGGCATGCACCGATGCTCTCGCACGAAGCCGCGATGCGCCCGGTCGAGGGCGTTGATCGTTTTCTTGTGGATGACACGCGGTCGGCGCGGCACGAACAACACGTAAGTCCACTTCGGACATCGCGCCCGGATCTCGGCATCGATCTCGGCGGCGGTCTGGCTAGGTGTGGTCGGCGCTATGAGCGAAAGTGCGTGGCACAGGCAACACGGGCAAAAGGGTATGTGGTGCGGATCTTGTCCGGGGTGAAAGGTCGGAATTGTCGATGGCATACTGGGTGGGCTCAGGTTGATGGTTTGCCGGGCCAGCAGTGGAGTGGTGTCCGCTGCTGGCCGCCTCAACTTCCCTTTCCCTGACAAAATCTTCTGCGCGCTCGGCATTCATCGACGCCCAGTCGCGCCAAGACATATCGCACGGCCTATATTGGCAGCGGCGAAAATATTCGATGTTCCATCTATCGCGCTCGGCGTAATCCGTTCGCATCTTCTCGACATCGAACCCCAGGGACTCGATGCGGCTTCGAATCCGCTCCTGGCTGATCGGGTGTAGCGTGTCGAAGTGCTCATCGAGCGTGCGGCGACGAGATGAATCGCTGGAGATCGCGATCTTGTGGACCCGTTCCCGATTCGGATGGTCGTAATAAATCTGCCCGTATCGGCCGGTCAGCACCCAGGTGGTCGAGTCGACGCTTGAGAACGGGTATCGCAACATCAAGTCGAGTTGCGTCAACCCGAAGCCATGCACGCGTACTTTGGGCGTGTTGTCGGAATTCAACAAAAACCGGTCGAAGATCCGATCCAGCCAGAACCGCAGTGAGCCGGTCGGCTTCCCGACCATGCCGCCTAGACAGATGTGGTCGTATCCTTCATCCAGAATCCGACGCAACCAGTCGTCATGATCCCAGACATGGTGGACCGGGAGGACCTTGGCCCCGTAGCTCTCCAGCCGCTTGAGGTTGCTGTAGTTCTCTCGTTCGCGACCGCGACCGATCAGGTCGAGGGAGGCCGCCAGGTGATACAAGTCTGGGTGCTTCGCGAGGTACGCCGCATATTCGCTGAGGTCGATGGTGATCTTTTTCGTATATGCGGAATACGCGCCGGAGTCCATGAAGATCGAGCAGCCTCGCTCGCGGATCATCTCGACAGGCACCTGCCCCTCGCGGATGTAATAGTAACTTTCCAGAATCCAGTCAGGCAGCGCACTGGTCACCCGGGTCTGGAAATACCCAGCGACATAGACTCGGCGGACGGGATCAGGGGTGCTGGAGTTCTGCATCTCGGGTCCTGATCGCATCGCAAACTCGTAACAAAAGTCGCGCAGAGGGGAGCACTTCCCGAACCTCCTCCGGTAGTGCGCCGCGCCTTATCAATTCCTCGAGTTCCGAGGACATCGGCTTAAGGGACTTCGCGCAGGATTCGAGCGTCGCGAAAAGATGCCTCCAGTTTCGCCATTCCCGCAAATCATGGTCCTTCGGCACCTCGGGGCCTGGCGGCCGATAGGGCCCGAGGTGCTTGATCTTGGTCGTCGTCTTGGTTGAAGCGCGCCACGCATGGCGTATCGCGACCGGATGATGGAGTCGAGGTTTAAAATCTTGTAAGGGAAAGGCAGTCCAGTTCTTCGCCAGCCATATAGCATCGCTCCTGACGCCGGGATGCGAGGCGAGGCCGGTATCGAGCCCGTGGTTACGAACCCAGGAGCCGAAGTCCTGATCCGCCGGCATCAGATGCCGCTGATCGAGCAGTGCTTGCCCGTATACGCGCCACCACTCCCGTGACTTGCGCCGCTTGTCGGCCAGCTTCACCAGGTCCTTGTTGAGGTCCTCGACAGCCTCCAGCGCGGTGTGCGCCAGCAACGCGTAGTCGACCACCGCTTTCAGCTGTTCGATCATGCTGCCGACTTGGCGCGTTTCGCTGCTCGCCGACCGATACCACCGTCGATGCGCCGGCCATTCGGTTTCGGCATCGCATCGGCCTCGTGGTATCTACGACCATTGATCAGTCTGGCGGGTGGAAGTACGCCGGACGCCTCCCAGGCGCGCAGGGTGCGCGTCGTTACCGAAAGCTGTCGGGCCTTCTCCGAGTTTGTGATCAAGCGGCTGGGCTCACTCATCAGAGCTCTCCTTCGTGGAAACGTTGATGTTTTCCGGAAACTTCATAGAATCGAATCTAAGGCAGATTCGGAAAGAAAGCTGGCGGTCAATCGGGTGTCTGTGGAGGCGAGCGAAATTGAGCAAGTACCCCCCCTACAACGAGGAAGAGCAAGAGCGAACGATGCGAGGTCCATCGTTAGTCCGCTCATCGGTGCCAGCCAGAGCGAAGCAAAAAGCGAGGCTCGCCGCTCGTGCATCGACCCGATGCCGGGGAGGGTGGCTCGAAGGATTAAAGTCGATCGCCGACTGGGCGGGGATGGATGTGAGAAGTCTGTACCAGGCCCGTGAGCACGATCCCGATATACAGAAGTTGATGGTGAAGCGCGGCCGAACCTATCGGGTGGCGGAAGCCGATCTCATCACCCTGGATATTTTTCTGTATGCACGACGCTCCGAGGGCAAGAGCCAGGGAGCTTCAAAGAAGGCCCGAGGCGAGCGGGCGCGTTTCGCTAAGGCTTAGCGACTAGTTTCTCCACGTGCGATGCCCAGAGATCAAGGGCCGCGCGTTTCTCGTCGAGGTACTGATATTTGTTGTATACCGCGACCATTCCCTGGAGTCGATGATTGAGGATCAGCTCCGCCACCGTGTCCACGACACCCAATCGCGCCATCTCGGTGCGGGCGGTGCGCCGTAGATCGTGCGGGGTCCAGTGCGGGATGTCGAAAACGTCTTCGTGTTCGCGAACCGCGTGACTGATGGCACGTTCGGTCATCGGCACATCACCCTTTTCGATCCGGTGATGCGAGGGAAACACAAAAGCGCTTTTCTCGTCGGCCTGTAGCTGCTGCAGGCGATCCAGAATCGCCAGGGCGGCGGGGGAGAGGGGCACGATGTGTGCCTGGCCGGTCTTGGCATCCTCGGCGGGGATGGTCCAGGTTTTGGCGGCGAAGTCGATGTCGGCCCATTTCGCTCGAGCGGTCTCACCCCGGCGCTGGGCAGTCAGCAAGATGAACCGCAACGCCAACTGCACCCGCTCCGACATGCCATGTACTTTGTGCTTTTTCCCCTTGCCATGGCCGACCGTACGGGTGATGCATAAGGGGAGCTTGTGCCAGAAGACTTTAATCTCCTCGTCCGAGAGCACCCGGTCACGGGGCTTCTCGGTGCCCCCTGGGGGTTTCATGCCGACGATGGGAGAGGCCGTGATTAGGTCGCGTTCGACCCCGAAAGCGAACACCTGCTTCAGCAGTGAGGCTACATCGTTTGCGACGGAGGGGCTGCGGTCGGCGATTCCGTCGGTGACCTCAATTACCTGCCGTCGAGTGACATCCTTGGCCCGCGCCACGCAGAACCAGTCGGGCAGGTTGGCATCCAGCAGAACCTTCGCTGCCTCGGGTCGCTTGCGCTCCTTCAGGGCGTAGCGTGTATACCATTCATCAACGAGCCTCCCGACACTTGCCGCGCCCGCCTCGGCTGCCCGCGCCCGGCCCTCTGCCTGGCGTTGCTCCTCGATGGCGGAGGCGGGGTCGCGTCCCTCGCGCAAATGCTTTCTAGCCGCTTCATACCGCTCGTGGGCTTCCTCCAGGGTGGACTCGGGGAAGGTGCCAAGAGTTAGGACGCGGCGATGGTGCTCGCGCTGGTAGCGGAACACGAATACCTTCTGACCCTTCTCCCCGCCGCCGACCCGCAGCTGGAAGCCGGGACGCCCGGATTCCTGATGATCAGTGCGGGTACCGGCCGAGGGGTGCTTGAGGCTCTCGATCCAGAGCTTGGTGAAGCGTGCGGGTTTCCGCATGTCCTGCTCCCTTTTTTCGTGTGTCTAGGGGCCATCTAGGGGCCACTAGGGGTCGTTCTTGATCTTTCCAGAAGACTTTGGAAAGAATGACCTGAAAATGGAATAACATCAACAAGGTCAGGGTGTTATACCATGGAAAAGGATGGAAACATCCAGATAATCAACAGCTTATATCTTTCATGGGGTGCAAGGGGTCGCAAGTTCGAATCTTGTCGCCCCGACCAGCTTTAAATCGATTCTAGGTGGGACCGCTGTGTCCGCCCTTGTGTCCGCCTTCGTTTCTTCTCTCCGCGAGTATCGGATAGCAAGAATGGCCATTGAGGATTCGATCCGGCGACGCATCGAGCAATTGATCTTGGACGGCCGAACGCTCTCCGTCGGTAATCGAAATGGGCAGGTCGGTTCGCAGGAGCAGAAACAAAGGTGTAATGCCTGGCTAGTATCCGCGCAGAACGCCATTCACCTTGTGTGCGACGCTCCAACGAGTTCATACCGGCAGAAGGCGGATCGAATTGTCACGCAGCCGCACGGCTTGGTGGTCCACGACGCAGTGGGCGAGATGGTCTCAACATTGCAACTGCTTCTGATAGACGCTGATGCCGGACTGCTCTCGTCGGTGGCAGATCGCGCACGGGCCGAAACCTTCGACAATTTTCTCGATCACGCCGACGGCTATATTTTGGCGGGGCGTAAGAATGAGGCTGCAGTTATCGGCGGTGTTGTATTCGAAGATTCCATCCGTCGAATATCCCGAAAGCTGGGCATTGTCGAGAAGGATGTGCAGTTAGATCAAATAATCAATGCCCTAACTGCGAGGGCGGAGTTATCCGGAGTGCAGGCCAAGCGCGCGAGAGTTGCGGCGCACGTTCGTACCAAGGCAACCCATGCGCAGTGGGATGAATTCGGACTCCCGGATGTCACAGCGACAATCGTGTTCACGCGGGAGCTAATCGAAGGCAAATTGGACAAGTAGGGTGTCCGGTGAGTTGGTAGCGAGGGAACGCTATGTCGAACTTCTCAACGTAAAGCGAAGGTAGCCAAAGTCCGCCTTGGGGTCGAGCGACATTATCCCGGACCGGGACTACGGTCGCATGGCCACGACGAGCGGCCGCCCCTCGGGTTATGACTGCTGAGCAGCGCCTGCAAGATCGACCATCGGTTCATTACCCTCAACGACGCGAATTCGAATTTGCCCTTCGGTTCGGCGTAAAACCCTTCGCTTCTTCGCGGCGCCATCCATCCTGCGTTTCACTGCGCGATCTCGGGCGGGTTCTCCTGTCGATACCGGAGACGTGCAATACACGTACTTTGTGTGGGCGCAGATTCGGTTCAAATCATCTTTACTTGGTAGAGGTCTCGGCCCCTTCATATAGGACGTAAGTGCGGCGATTGGGTGCTCCTCTTCTATTAGTTGCTGCCAAACGTCGATCGAATCCCCGTTTGGACTTCCGTGATGCGCAATCTTCACGAAGCGAGCTCGATTATCTGGGAAATGCGCACACCGCAGGACAGCTTCCCACCCTCTCCCACGATCGCGTTCGACCTCGAGATCTCCTCCGAGTAGCGCCCTCATCTCGCCCCAACAAACCCACAAAGCGACCGAGTAATCGTTTCGTGCAGCGGTGGGCACCTCGAGCAATTCATCTGATGAAAGTAGGTTGTCTAGCAATCGTGCTATCTCCCGATGAGCGCGCGCGATTGATCCGGGAGACGGCGATAACGCAACGACTTTGCACTGATCGGTGCGGTAGATTAAATGGTCAGCCTGGGTACGGATCAACGCTTGAGATGAATCAGCCCTAGATAGTCGCTGCTGGATCACCTTGTATACCGCGCTGAATTCTCGAACCCCTGAAGTGCGCCGATCGACTATTCTGTTTTCCCCGCTGTAGAGACCAAGAATCGTTGCTAATT